AAAATTTAAAAGACTTTAAGAATACGCAAAAACAAATATTGTCAGCCCGGAGCAGATTGATAATATGAAAAAATTAGTTGAACCAATTAAAACAAACTATATGACATTAAGTTATATAATATTTTTACTTAATACTCCTAATAAAAAAGAGAAGAAAGATAAATATATTAAACAACATCAGAAACATTTAAAGAAGATAGGTGAAATTAAGTCAAAAGATGACATCTTAAATGAAGGAAAAGAAATATTAGAAAAAATGAATGAAGGAAGTAATAATAATGGTTAGAAAACAAAAAGAACTCAATAGCTTGAAAATAAAAGGTACGCAATTTGACAGAAGAAGTAAACTATCAAAAGAAGACAGGGAGCAAATTATATATTTATGTAGTAACAAAAAAGAACTTGAAATCACTAATGAAGATATAGCAAAAGCTTTTAATATATCTAAATGTCATGTCTACAGATGCAGTTCAGAGGCAAGATATAAAGAGTACTTAGAGAGAAGTAAGCTAGATTCTAAAACATATCGAGCTTCATTATCTGATGAAGAATTGAAAGAAAAGAGAAGAAAGGGAGCAGAAAGCTGTTCAAACTACAAAAATGCTTTATTGGATATAATCGATAAATATTCTATCAAATCCTGCTAAATTACAAAAGAGAGGTAGAAAATGGATATAAAGGAATATTTACAATCTTTGGGAATAAATAATAAGTTGCAGCAAGGAGAAGATAATTCATATGTAGCGCTAATAATGAACTCTAATGAGTTCGGTAAAATATTCTCAAAATTAGAAAATGCAGATGATCTAGAGCCATTAGAAGATAATCAAGTAGTGACAGAACAAGGTAGCTCATTAGTATATGAATCTATATCAGAACCATATATGTTAAACCTAATAGCTGATTTTGATGCAGATGTCTATAGTTTAATAATAAATTATATTGGGGACAAGCATTAATGTATATCTATAAAATAACCAACAACTCAAATGGGAAAGTATACATTGGGAAGACAACTAAAAGTGTTGAGACCAGATATAACCAACACTTAAAAGCATCTGAAATATATGCTCAAGAACATAGAAATCTATCATTACTTTATGAGGCAATTAATAAATATGGTAAGTGTAATTTCGGTGTCGAGACAATTGACACTGCCTCTACTATAGAAGAGTTAAATAAGAAAGAGATTTATTGAATAAAGTTTTATAGAGACTCATTTGGCAAAGAGTTTTGTTACAATATGGCATCGGGTGGAGATGGTGGGGATACAAACTCTGGCAAGACCCAATCAAAGGAATGGATAGCTAAACGCTTGGCTAGTAGAGAAACTTATGATGTATCAGATGAAACTCGTGAGAAACAAAGACTAGCACATTTAAATCAAGTACCTTGGAATAAAGGCAAGAAAATGTCAGCAGAGTATTGTGAGAAATGTAGAGAACGGAGTAAAGGTAACACTAATCATTTAGGGCATAAAGCAACTGAATTACAGAGAAAGCGTATGAGTGACTCACATAAAGGTCAGATACCTTGGAATAAAGGTTTGAAGGGGTGTATTACCCAGTCAGAAGAAACAAAGAAAAAACGAGCAGATAAATTAAGAGGGACTATTGGTATTAATGATGGCACCAAAAATACTCGAGTACCTAAAGAATACTTAGACAAGTATTTAAATGCAGGATGGTCGATTGGTTGATTAAAGAAAAAATAGTATTTAATTCTAATCAAATAAAAGTTAAAGAGAGATTAGAAGAATCTTTAAGTAGCAGCAAACTAAATTTAAGTGAATACAATATAAAAGATATTTTGATAAATAACCCAGATTTATATAGAATATTATATGATGCTAGAATAGATAAGTATATGATAGGTAATTCATATGATATAATACATAGAGATTTAATAATAGATGCTTATAAGAAAGGTTATTATGAAAGTCAAAAAGATTTCATAGAAACTTTTGGCGCTATTGATAACTATATTGAAATAGGTTTAGATGGTTATTATAATAAAGAGTTAGTAAATGAAACCATTGAACCTTTTATGTATCCGTTAGTATTTATTCCAAAAGGTAAAGAAGAAGAGATAGACATAGAAGCTGCTGATGGTTATATAGAATTATTTGAATATGATTTTGGATATATCTTATCAAGAGAGAATGATTTTAGAGGAACAAGTTTGTATGATATATTAGTAGAACTAGTGTCAACTAAATACTTATAAACTGTATAATATATTAAGGAGATAAGAAAAGATGATTAGTAATGATAAAAATTATATTAAAGAAATCGTAACAGATTTAGAAAAGCTTTCTAACAGATGTGATGAGGTAGATGTTAGAAAGAACAATGAAGCAGTTAGAGAAACAGTTGTTGAATTAAAACAAACTTTAAGAGAAAGTAAAAATGGTGTAGGATTAGCTGCTCCACAAATTGGTAAAAAAGAAAGAATATTTGTAATCAATTTTAATGGGGATATTAGAGCATTTATCAACCCAATTATAACTCAAACAAAAGGTATGAGTATTAATAGAGAGGGATGTTTAAGTTTACCAGGTAAAGAATATTTAGTGCCAAGATACAATCAAATTGAAGTTATGTACCAAACTGCATTAGGTAAACCAGAGTCAAGAAGAATGGTTGGTATGGCTGCTTATGTATTCCAACATGAATTAGATCATTTAGAAGGCATCACACTTGCTGATATTGGTCTTGAAGTTGGAGAAGATTTTGATAATGCTACTGATGAAGAAAGACAGCAAATTGTTGAGATGTATTTAGAATCTTTAGATTTGAAAAGAAAAGAATTACAAAAAGAAATTGAAGAGGACCCAGAGTTAAAACAAACTGCAGATGCAATTGATTTTATGACTAAAGTACAAAAAGGTGAAGTTCAAGTAGAAGTAAATCAAGTAGATAATGAAACTCATGGACAAATTGCTGATAAAGTAGCTGAAGGGTTAAAAGAAGAATAATGCAGTATTTTATTAGTGATACACATTTCTTCCATGAAAATGTAATTAGAATTTGTAATAGACCTTTTATAGATTTAGAAAGAATGCATGCGGTTCTAATACATAATTGGAATAAAAAAGTAAAACCTGAAGATGAGATTTATATATTAGGTGATTTATCTTACAAATGTCCAAATGGTGGTTATCAGCAGTTATTTACTTTAATTAAAAACTTAAATGGTAAGAAACATTTAATAATAGGCAATCATGATAGTAAATGGTTAAAAAGCTATAATAATCAATGTAAAGAAAAACTGTTTGAATCTATACAAATGTATAAAGATATCTATGATGACAAAAATAGAAGAATTATAATGTTCCACTATCCTATAGAAGATTGGGATGGAATGTATAGAGGTAGTTATCATTTATATGGACATGTGCATAATGCAGATAATGGGTATAAAGTTATTCCAAATAGATTTAATGTTGGCGCAGATGTAATAGATTTTGAACCTAAAACACTTGATGAATTGATAGAAATAAACAAATAAAATTGAAGTTTTAAATACTTCAATTTTTTATTTAACTGCTAAATTTATTAGATGATAAATCAAGGAGACTTTAAATGAATAATAGAATAAGATTAGCAAGAGGGACTTCAGATAAAAGAAAAGCAAGTGACTTAGAAATAGTCCCAGGTCAATTATTTTTCGAGACTGACACGAATTTATTATATTCAACTACCAACAATAAAAACACCCCTCTTAAAAATGCTACAAGTATTTATAATAAAAATTTTATAGTATCTCTAGATAAACCTATACATCAAGATAATTTTGATATGTGGGCTAGTTTTAATTCTATAATAGATTCTTTTATAGGGGATTGGATTGGAGAAACAGTTGTATCTTCTACTAGAACAGATTTTATTAAATTTAAATATAACAACGCAGGTCAAGTATATTTCAATATAAGTTGGAATGGATATTATGGTCATACTATTTTAGTAGATGATTCAAATCCTCCAATTTATTTTAAAACAGAAACTAATAAGTTGATATTTCATTTTAAATTTACTCACCCACAGACTACCCTTACATATTATGGTAGATTAACTTTAAGTTCTGTTTCAGATAATGAGTCAATAAATGCCTTATACGAATATGATAACCCAATAAATGGTTGGGAATCTATACTTAATTTAAATTTACTTAAACAAGAAGAAGATATAGAAGGCGATTTTGCGAATTTAGATTATTCTAAACCAGTTGCATTAATGTATAAATACAATGAGGACTATGTAAATTATGTGCCAGAATTGGCAACTAATGTTGTAAATGCAATAAGGAATAATGATGGAGAAAACAAAAGCTTAACTCTAAATAAAAATATATTGAATATAAATAATGCACCTTTAACTAACTATGATTATGACACAACAAACATACCTTATACAACATTATTATACACATTAGATTCTAGAGATGGTAATTATACCCCAGCAACTTTTTCTGATAATTTATACATAAAATTAGGTCAGTATGAGAGTCTTAATATTGAATTGATGATTAGAAGTACTTATACTTCTAATGGTGAATCTTTTACTTCCACGCATAAATTATCTTTTGATAATATAAATACTAGCACCTTTAGTTCAAGTTCTGTTTTAATACATAGTTACAATGAGGGAAATCAACTTATATCCTATATATTTACATGTAGATTATATGATTATGATTCAGCAACTGGCACTTATAGAATTGATTTTGGTCATGATGCTGGAACATTGATTTGGAAAAATACAAGTGCTTCATCAGACTACACAAATACAATTTCGATAGATTCAAGCTCAGTTAAAAGAGTATTTAAATAATGAACAAGATACAATTAAATGGAATAATAAAAAATATAGAATATTCTCATTATATACAAGATATAGAATTTTATAAAGCTAATCTAATAACTAGAAGAGAAAATGGAAAAGAAGATATTATAAATTTAAAATTTAAAAAGTTTTCAAACCCATATAAAGAAAATCAAGAAATATCTATTCTAGGTAATATTAGAACTTTTAATAGACAAGAAGAAGATAGAAATAAAGTAGAATTATTTGTATTTACTTATTTTGATGAAGCAGAAGAAAGTCCTAATAATCTCGCATACATAGATGGTAGAATATGTAAAAAGAATAATTTAAGAAAAACATCATCTGGAAAAGATGTTTTAGATTTTATATTAGCAAACAATATAGAAAATAATGGGCAAGTATTAAATGTATATTTACCTTGTGTTGCATGAGGGAAGTGTGCTAAGGCATTAAATAAATTAAATGTTGGGGACAAGATTTTAATTCAAGGTCAATTACAATCGAGAGAGTATAAAAAGAGATTAACAGAAACTGATTATGAGATACGAGTTTGTCATGAACTGAGTGTAAATACTTTTGAAACTTTACAGTAAAAAGTTTACATAGGAGTTTACTATATTCTTTTTATTCTAAAAGGATTAATAAAATAAATATACTACTAAGTTTACATTAATAGTAAACTATTAAGGATAATTTAAGATGGAATTTAAATATTATTATGTACAAACATATTCAGATACACTAAATATAGAAAATTTGGGTAATTGTTTTATAGAGGCGTTCAGTGATAAAGGTGTTAAAGTATATTTATGGATAAGAACAGAATTAGGCTTTTCTAAAATACTTGAAGCTGGCCCTTATATAGATGATGGGAATATACCTTGCAAAGTTTGTGATATATCATTCTTTCAAACAGAGTTCTCCGAATCAAAGATAATAAAGAGAATTCAGAGTTTTTTGAATATGCCAAGGTATGCTATAACTCAAGCATTTGATAAACAAGAAGAATATTCGGAAGAAGAGAAATTTCAAAAACTGTATAATATTATAAATTATATGGAGAAAGAAAACTAATGCAAGAAGAAATAATAAGAGATTTTTATGGTAAAATTATAGGTTATATTCAAACTGATGATAAAGGAAATAAAGTCATAAGAGATTTTTATCGTAGGATACTTGGTAGATATGATAAAGCATCTAATGTTACAAGGGATTTTTATGGTAGGATAATTGCTAGAGGGGATCAAGCTTCTGGCCTATTGTATAGAGGAAAATAATGAGATTTTTAAGAGAAAATTCAAACATAGCTTTATATCAAGAAATTTTAAATTTATTTGATAATCAAATAAGCTTTGGTTATTTTGGTGGGGCTGCTTATATACTGAAGGATGGTGAATATTTAAATATAGAGGAAGGATCTCACATGTGAGTAGATGATTTTCTTTATGATAATAATTTAATAGAGACTTCACCATTCGAACTAGACAAACTTATTCTTATAGACGATTTTAATTGCATAAGAGTAAATGATGGAGTATTAACAGATTCAGATCCTTACATAGAATTACCTACGAAATTACCTACTTATTCTCAACTAGATACGTTAGAAAATTGGCTGACTAAATATCCTATTATATGAATAGGTATTAGAGGAGATAGAAAAGCTGGTAAGTATTTTAATACAAAAGATATTTTACCAGAAGATATTATAAAAAAGATAAAAAGATATTATAGTTCTGGTATATTATACGAGAATTATAAGATATAAATTCAAAGAAAAGGAGATATAGTAGTTCTTATGAACATTTAAAACGTTTATAAGAACTATTTTATTCACTGTATAAATCATAAGGAGGATATCAATGCAAATTATAAAACGAGATGGATCAAAGCAAAAATTTGATGAGTATAAAATATGGAAAGCAATATTAGGTTGTTTTGAAGATTGTTGTCCTAAAGGTGAGTATGTTAATGATGGTGTGATAACAGAATTAACAAATAAAGTAACACAACAATTAGATAAAAGAAAAAATTATACTGTAGAACAAATTCAAGATATTGTAGAACTAACTTTGATGGAAGCTAATAAATATGAACAAGCAAAAGCATACATAGAATATAGACAATTACATAAACTAGCTAGAAATAGTTATACTGAACTAATGAATAAAGTTAAAGCTAAACTAGAAGCAAAGAATGTAGAAAATTCAAATGCAAACCTAGATGAAAATACTTTCAGTGGAAGAGAGAAAGAAGCATTTGGAACTATATTAAAAGAATATGCACTTAATAATTTAGTATCAGAAACTACTAGAAATAATCATATTAATAATGAAATTTATATACATGATTTAGATGCTTATGCAAGTGGTATGCATAATTGTTTATCAATTCCTTTAGATGATTTATTAGCAAAAGGATTTAAAGTTGAACAGACAGATATAAGACCTGCTGGAACAGTAAATACAGCGATGCAATTGTCAGCTGTTATAATGCAATTACAAAGTTTATGTCAATTTGGTGGTGTATCATATACTCACTTTGATTGGTCAATGGTCCCTTATGTAAGAAAGAGTTTTTATAAACATTATAAAGAAGGATTATATTGGTTCGGTAATGAAAAGTATTTAGAAGGAATTACAAAAGAAACTTCTATAATTGACGAAAAATATAAACTAAATCAAGATGCTTATGAATATGCTATGAGACAAACTGAAAAAGAAACACATCAAGCAGTTGAAGCATTATATCACAATTTAAATTCATTACAATCAAGAAGTGGACAACAACTACCATTTAGCTCTATAAATTATGGAACTTGCACTTTACCAGAAGGTAGAATGATAACAGAAGAATTGTTAAATGTATCTATTGAAGGTTTAGGAAAATATCATAGAACAAGTATATTCCCTTGTGGTATATTCCAGTGCATGAAAGGTGTTAACAGAAAACCGGGCGATCCAAATTATGACTTATTTAAGTTAGCATTAAAATCAACTTCAAAGAGATTGTATCCAAATTATGCCTCAGTTGATTGGAGTGGTAATGCAGGTTACGATGTAAATGATCCAAAAACATATTTTAGTACAATGGGTGCTTTGAGTGGTCATGAACATCTAACAGTTAAAATAGGAAATGAAGAACCTATTGACTTATCTATCAGAGACTTATTTGATTATTGTAAAACAGATGATTTACAAAATTATAAGAAAACACAGATTTGGTATAACAGAGAAAAATTAAATGAAGAGCCTTTAGGTAGACATTATCAAGAAAAATCTGGATTACCTAATCTACCAGGTGTTTATTCAATAACTTATTTACCAGAAGATGTCACATATATTGGAAGTTCAAGTTCTATTTCTAGAAGATGCGCTGAGCATAAATGTGCTATAGGCAAAACAGGTGGGATTGATGCAGGAATAAATTTTGGGGATATTGATACAGCTAATTATGAATTTAAAGTATTAGAAATAACTGAAGATTATAAAGAAGCTGAAAACCTTTATATTCAAAAGAATGCAAATATAAATCCTAGAGGAACAGATAAGAAATATTATAAGTTAATTACTCAAAAATCTAGGCATAGAGTATATGATAGACCTGTATTTAAAGTTGATTTGAGTAAAAAACAAGAATTGATTGATTTATCTGAATTTGATATTAAAGTATTAGATAGAGATAATAAATGGGTAAAGATCAAACATATCTTTAAAAATGATAAATTAAATACTCCGTATATGATGCATATCTATTACAAAGAATACGATAAAGAATATTGTTTGTCTTGTACTGAAGATCACCCTCTATGGACAGGAGATAAATTTACAAGAGCAGATCAATTAAAAATAGGTGATAAACTTTATAGAGCTGATAATTTAGAGTTAGAAATAACTGATATATGTTGGCATTGGGAAGCAGTTGATAGCTACGATATAGGTACTGAAACTGGTTCATTTATAGGTTCAGATATTATAATGCATAACTGTAGAACTGCAAATGGTTGGGATATTAATGGTTTAAAACAACAAAAAGATGGTAGAGGAAATATTGCACCTACTACTATTATATTACCAACAATAGCAATGAAATCTAAAGAATGTACAAGAGCTTCAGAAGAATCAGATATAGATGTATTTATGAGATTACTTGAATGTAAAATAAATGAAGCAAAAGACTCTTTGATAGAAAGATTTGAGCATATCTGTAGCCAATCACCTAAATCAGCCCCATTTATGTATGAAAATAACACAATGGCTGGTTATATTCCAGAAGAAGGAATTAGGAGTGCTTTAAAACATGGAACATTAGTTATAGGTCAATTAGGTCTTGCTGAATGTTTACAAATATTAATTGGAAAAGACCATACTACAAAAGAAGGTATGGAACTTGCTAAAAAGATAGAACAATTATTTAAAGATAAATGTGCTTATTTTAAAGAACAATATAAATTAAATTTTGGTGTTTATTATACTCCTGCAGAATCTTTATGTAAAACTGCTATGACTAAATTTAAAGAAAAATATGGTATTATTCCAAATATATCTGATAGAAAATATTTTACTAATTCAATGCATGTTCCAGTATACCATAACATAAATGCTTTTGATAAAATAGATATTGAAAGTCAATTAACAGGTTATTCTTCAGCTGGGTGTATTACTTATGTAGAATTAGATTCATCTTCAATTCATAATATAGAAGCTATTGAAAAATTAGTTAATTATGCTATGGATAAAGATATACCTTACTTTGCTATAAACGTACCAAATGATGTTTGTATGGACTGCGGACATCAAGAAGAAATGAATGATAAATGTCCAGAATGTGGTTCAGATAATATTGAAAGATTAAGAAGAGTTACAGGATATGTTTCTACAGATTATCATAATTTTAATGAAGGTAAGATAGCGGAAGTAGAAGATAGAGTCAAACACACAGGAGTTCCTATTGAATAAAATATTAAATTGATTTATTAAATCAATCTTAGCAGGAATGTTTATAGGGATAGGCTGTTTAGCCTATCTATCATCTCCTGATAAAATAGTGGGTGCTTTCTTATTTACTGTAGGATTATTTGTTATACTTACTTTTAAATTAAATTTATTCACAGGTAAGATTTGTTATGTTATAGAAAAGAAAAATTATTTAGAAGTAGTTATAACTTTACTTGGTAATTTTATAGGAACATTATTACTAGCTTTAATGTGTAGAGCTACACGGTTAATTAATCTAATAGAGTATGCAAATGCAATATGTGAAATCAAATTAAGTGATTCCTATATAAGTTTATTTATACTCGGAATTTTATGTAACATATTAATTTATATAGCGGTAGAAGGATACAATAAGTTCAAAGATATAAGAGGTATTTTATCTCTTTTCTTTGGAGTTATTATCTTTGTAGTTATAGGATTAGAACACTGTATTGCAGACATGTTTTACTTTAATTTTACTTTTATATATTCTTGAGAGGTATTATTAAGATTATTAATTATAGTTTTAGGAAACGGTATAGGTGGAATAAGTATAAGATATTTATTTAGGAGACGTAATGAAATTTTTAAAGGAAGAGATTAATAATTTATACCACGCATATCATGGATCTAATGCAGAATTCGACAGATTTGAGCAGCAATTCATTGGAGCTCATGCATTAGGGCATGGATTTGGCTTTTACTTTACAGACGAAATTAATCAAGCTAAAAGTTATGGTGATTATGTTATAGAAGCAGATTTATTAATTAGAAAACCATTTTCAGATGACAGTATAACTATAGCTAAAAATCAAGTTAAAAATTATATTAGAAAATATGTAGATCCTATTGGAAAAGATTATTTATCTAACTATGGTTGGTATGAAGATGAAGGTTATGAAAATGTTTTAAATAATTGTGTAGAATCTTTATTTGCATATAACAATAGTGATAATGATATTATTAGTGAAATATTGTTTAATGTACAAAATAAATATACTGATGAAGCTTATGATGCTATATTTGAAATATTTGGAAAAGATGGAATTATATATCAAGGCTTTTCTGGCTGGCAAGGCGAACCTTTAACAAATTATTTAGTTTATAGCAATTCACAAATATTAAATAAGAAAAAAATTAAGGTGAGATAATATGAGATATCAACAAATTTTAGATTGCTCTATTGCAGATGGTGAAGGTGTCAGAGTTGTTTTATTTGTTACAGGCTGTTCACACTACTGCAAAGGCTGTCACAATCCAGAATGTTGGGACGAGACACGAGGTAAACTATTTACAGAAGAAACCAAACAAAAATTATTTGAATTATTAGATAGAGATTACATAGATGGGATTACATTTAGTGGTGGGGATCCATTTTATCCAGGAAACAGAGATGAAATTGTAGCTCTAACAAAAGAGATAAAAGAAAAATTTCCTAGTAAAACTATTTGGTTATATACTGGTTATTTGTATGAAGACATGAAAAACTTTGGTGTATTAAATTACATAGACGTTTTAGTGGATGGGAAATTTGAACAAGATAAAAGAGATATTACATTACCATTTAGAGGTTCCAGCAATCAAAGAATAATAAGATTAAATTAATGTATTAAAAGATAGAGAAATCAGTTTACTTCTCTATCTTTTTATTATATAATATATGATATAAAGAGGTGTTAATATGTTTATAGAAAAAGTAGAATTTAAACAAGATATAGCTTATGTATATGTAGCAGGATGTAGTAATAATTGCAAGCAATGCAGAAAGTCACCGCCAAAAGATAATAAGAATTTTAAGTATTTAGATATTAAAAATACATTAATATCACAAATAAATAATAATGATATCTGTCAAGTTATAATAACAGGTAATGACCCTTTATATTGCGGTAATAAAAAAGATTTACAAGATTTTGTGAGATCAATTTCTGTATTTAAGATCTCTATTATAAGCAAATATAATACTAACTGGTTTAACAATGAGAAACATATTGAGATTGTTTCAAATGAATAATTTTATATAAATATATTCAAAATCGGTTTGCTTTTTGTTAATGATAGTATATAATTATAATATAGGAGGTTAACGTGATAAAATATAATATGAATCCAAAAGGCATAAAAGCTGGTGACTGTGTTATTCGTGCGATAGCTTATTCTCTAGATCAAACCTGGGAAGAAACCTATGATGATCTCTGCAAACTTGGAATGAAGATGAAAAGAATGCCGAATGAAAAACAAGTGTATGAAAAATACTTAGAACAAAAAGGTTGGGTAAAGCATAAGCAACCTAGAACATCATTTAATACAAAATATACTGTATTTGAATTTATAGAGTATCAGATGGAGAGAAAAGCTATTATTTCAGTCGCTAATCATTTGACATGCGTCGATAATTTTGAATTAGTAGATACATGGGATTGTTCTAGAAAATCAATTGGTAATTATTGGACAAAGGAGGACTAAATGAAAAAACCTAGAGTGCTAGATGCTTATTTAAAAGAATATCAAAGAAAATTAAAAGAAGCTAGAGCTAATAAAAAAAGAAATAAAGATAAGCTATTTACTTTAACCGAAACTTCAATACAAACTATATTGCAAAATAATATAAAAATTAAATATCCAGAGATTTCATTTAAAGTAGATAAATCTATATCCACTAATAGTTATTACATAATGTTCTTTTATGGTGATAGATATGTAACAACAAGAATTAGTGATCATGAATCAAGAGTAGGGGCATTAGGAATCGTAGTTACACCTGATACAACTAAGAAAGAAGTTATTCAAGTTTTAGAGCAGCGCGTCATTGATTTAAAGTATAAATATAAAGCACATTTATTTAATAAATTTAAAGAAATAGAAAAGGAAAGAATATGAAAAAACAATACATAATATCTTTTATAGATATTAATACAGGTTTACTAAGTTTTAATAAAAAATATGAATCCAACAGTAAGAAAGAAGCTTGTATTAAATTTAAACAAGATTATCCATATTGCCAAATTATTACTGTATCTAAAATAGAGGTGAGTAAATGAAATTAAAAGATTTAGAAAGACTTCTTAGAGGTAGCGTGAAATTTAAATTGCAAGCTAGAGTAGAAGATAGAATAGAAACATTAGATGAGGTATTAATTTATGAAATTAAATATTTGCCTTCTGGATTATTAAAAAGAGAAGTATTACAGATAGATTTAGATACTAATGTGATTTTCTTGGATAAAATAAATGAAGAGGAGGCAGTCAAGAGATATGTAGAAATTGATTCTTTGCAATCTGTAGATGATTATAAAGAAAGTTTTTTAAATATTAAATATGAAGATTCTAATTTAATTTAAGGAGATAAGAGAAAATGAAAATTATATTCATTATTTTACCATTAATTTTATTAGCAGTAGGAATAACTTGGGCTTGTTTTTCTGCTAAGAATTTGAAAGGACAAAAAGAAGTTGATACTCAAGTTGCTGAATATATTAGAGGAAAAAAGACAGTTACATATATTAAGAAACCAAAACTAATTCAATTGATTGCATCAAGCATACTTGCACTTGTAAGTTTCTTTGTGCTCATCATAGTACCAGGTAGCTATCATCAGATTGAAGCAGGACAAGTAGCTGTAGTAAAGATTTGGGGTGAAGCTAAAGAAGTTAGAACTCCAGGAATGCATTTTGATTTTTGGTTAAGTCATAAGTACGAAATTTATGATACAAAAGTTCAACAGTCGACTATTCAAACACAGGCATATTCTAGTGATGGACAAACGATGGATATTGAGTTAGTAATTCAATTTCAAATTCAACAAGAAAATGCAATGAAAATAGCAACTAATTATGGTGGTCTTGAAATGCTACAATCAAGAATTGAAACAGTTGCTAATGAGAAAATGAAAAGTGTGTTATCTCAAAAATCCGCAATGAAAATAATTGAAACAAGAGCAACTGTATCACCAGATGTAGAAGAATCGATTAGAGCCGCAATTACAAACGACTATTATGTTAATATCACAAGTGTTGTATTAACAGATATTAGTTTTAGTGATGCTTTTGAAAAAACCGTAGAAGATAAGATGATTGCAGAACAAGAAAAAATCAAAGCAGAGTATGAAAAAGAAAAAGCAATTATTCAAGCAGAACAACAACTAGAGGTTGCTAAAAAAGAAGCTGAAGCATTATTAGAAAAAGCAAAGAAAGAAGCTGAATCAGAGTTAGTACTTGCACAAGCAGAGGCAGAAGCTCTTGAAATAATGAATGCAACTTGGAATACTTTAACAGCAGAAGTTAAAGAAGCAATTTTAACTCAAATGGCGATAGACAAATGGGATGGTAAGTTACCTGAAACATTAGTAGGGGATGAATTCCTTAAAGAATTGTTAGGTTATATTGGAGGTTCAAATGCTTAGTGCATTATTCATAGTATCAGTATGGGTAACTTCTTGCCCACTTTGGTTTAGTATATTAGCTACTTGTTTGTGTGGACTTGACATATTAGCTGATGTTATAAAAGATCATAAAGATAATTAATAATTTATACAAAAAGAATGAAATTTAGTTTACTTTTCATTCTTTTTATTATATAATAATATTGTATAATAAATTTAGGAGGTATTTTATGACATTATTAGATTCTATAAATGGAGTAAATGTGATTGATGCTCATTATGCTTGGGGCAATCCTTATTACTGTAAATTAAATTTAGAGAATGGTGAAACTGTTACAATAACTACCGAAGAAGAGTTTAAAATTTTAAAACAAAAAGAAGAGGCTTTAATAGCAGAAAGAAAAGAAAAAGAAAGACTTGAGTGGATAGAGCGAGAAAGAAATAGACCAATAGAATTTGGTCAGTATGTAATGTATGTTAGCTATAAGGATGGCTCTGGTAATGTTTTTGCTAGACATATTGAAAAAGATGAAATTGTTACTGAAAATTCAATAATGGCAGAACTTGAACTTGAATATGGTAAAAAAGTTAGCAATATTGATTTAGTTCCATTTTCAGAGATGGGGGATTAGTAATGTCTAATATAGATGAAGTAAGAACTCTAGCCAAATTAGTTGCTGATAAAATTAGAAAGGATAAATGTATGTTGAATATAAAAGAAATAATAAGTAAACCTGAGTATAGATGGCTAGAAGAATATAAAGATAGATTATGCTTCTTAGTTATATCAGGTTCTCATGGATATGGTACTAATGTAGAAGGTAGTGATATTGATATAAGAGGAGTTATGCTACCCACTAAAGATGAATTGATTGGGTTAAAAACTTTTAAACAAAGAGAAGATTCGAGCACAGACACAACTATTTATGAGTTTAATCAATTTATCAAACTTGCTATGGCAAATAACCCAAATGTGATTGAAATGTTAGGTTTCAAACATTATCTTATATTTAATGAAATTGGGCATGACTTACTTGATAGTTTACCTTTATTATTAAGTAAAAAATGTTATCAAACATTTAATGGTTACGCAGTAGCGCAATTAAGAAAAATTGAAAATGCTTTAGCAAGTACTGAATATACTGAAGAAGAAAAAGTAAAACATATAAAGCAAACAATGGATGTTGCTATGATGAAACTATCTGAATCAAACAAATTATTTGCAGACGGCTGTATAAATGTTACTGCAGATTTAGATAAACTTTATATTGACTGTAATATAAAACAAGCACCAATAGACCTAGTAAGAAGTTCTTTAAATGATATATTAACTATAGAAAAAAGTTATAATAAAATAAATCAAAGAAATACTAAACCAACTATGGAAAAATTGAATAAACATTGCATGCACTTATTTAGACTAATCATAACTTGTTGTGAGATACTAGAGAAAGGTGTATTAAATTCTTATAGAGAAGATGATAGGGATTTTCTATTGGATATCAGAAATGGTAAGTTTATAAAAGATGGTCATTTAACAGCAGAATTTACAAATACTTTAAATGGATTAAATAAAAGATTACAATTAGCAGAGAGACATTCTACATTGCAAAAAACACCTAATTATGATGAATTGAATAAATTTGTCACCGATGTAAACAGTAAAGTTATAACTGATACTGTATTAAAATACAAAGAACCATTGGAGGAGATCATACTATAATGAAAGTAGAAATTTTAAAACATCCAACCAAAGAAGATTGGAGATATGTTCGAAAATGTACGCTCAACACGGTAGGTAAAACATCTACAAAAGATGCAACGGATGCTTGGAAAGTAAAATTACTTATGGCAGAACATTCACCTATAAGAGAATTATGGTTTGGTATTAAAATGGAGATACCTTATTATGTATCAGTTCATCTTGTAAGACATCATATTGGGGTTAATCATTATGTGCAAACACAAAGAGATGATAGAACAAATGATGCAACACCAAGAGCAGAAAAACCACAAGGTGCGATTGTATCTCATATTATGTCCATCAATGCACAAGAACTATTATTCTTGGCTCATAAAAGATTATGTAACCAAGCCTCACCTGAAACAAGAGATGTAGTAAAAGAAATCTGCAGACAAGTAATTGAGGTCAATCCAGAGTTCAAAGATTTACTTGTTCCACTTTGTGCATATAGAGGAGGCGTGTGCACAGAATTTAATCCATGTGGTTATAATAAAAAATTTCAAAATAGAGGTACCGAAAAATAATGGAGCAGAAGTTTTATGGGCAAGAGTGCTATTTCTGTGGAGGAGATTGTAAACATCAGATATTTGCAACTCCAGATGGTAGAATTTGTTGTAAAGAATGTGCAAATAAATTACAAAAAGGTGAGATGAGTTTAGATCCTAATGTAATAATATTATCTAAAGATGAATATGAAATAAAAGATTTTGAGTAAACTAATGAAAAATAGTTTACTTTTCTTTTTCAATAATATATAATATTTATAATTAAAGGAGGAAAATAAATATGTTTCATGATAATTATAAAGTATACCAAACAGGTTTTGGTGAATATGGGGTAGAGGTAGAGTTTTGGAATTTCATTAGTGAGAAAGTAGAAACTCTTAACTTTGATAAATTAAATGAAGAACATTTAAATAAATTGATTGATTTATTAACCAAACTTGATTTTGATGATAGAACACCAGATAAAGGAGAATAATATATGAATTATGAATATAAAGATGAAAATATATATTTAAAATTGATAGAGGGTAATATCTATCGAGTAAAAGATAATAAAGATGTTAAATTAACAGAAGGCTATCATATACCTTATTTTACTTTTATAACAGAATTTGATGATAAATTATATTTTAAATATGATGAAAAATCATTTTATTATGATAAAAAATATAATATAATTTATTTTGAATCTAAAAATAAGTTTATCTATAAAATAAATGGTAAAGATGTATCAAAAGAACAATTTGAAATTGAATTTCAAAAGCGGGTAGAAACTTATATACCTTACAGTGAATATTGGCCAAAGAAAGAAGATTTAAGAAAAAACTTGCAAGAGCGTAGGGAGATGTGGTTTCCAACCTATGATAAAAGATATAAAGATAAGTTAGTTATTATCGATAAAGATTACTTTATGGCATGCGAAGAAGAGATACTTGAAATTGCAAATCTTGTAGAAGAAAATGAATATGATCCAGAAGATAATGATTCACTTAGAATTGCTATTGCATTATGGAATGCAGGATATAGAAAAGGAGAGTAGTATGAAAAAGAAAGGAAGATGCTGTTTTTGCAATGTTGAATATGATAATTATGGAAATGACATAAGACCATTAATTACTACTTCTGGAGATAGATGTTGTGATAAATGCAATGTATTAATTGTAATTCCAAATAGAATTAAATTCTGGTTTACAGACATGTATATGTATGTTATTAAAAATAGAGATACAGGTGAATTTATAAATGAGTATGGTTTAGGTACAAATTACACTAATATTGCAGATCCTACTGTATTAAAATTTAAAACAGAAGAAGATGCTCAACATCATATCGATATTGACCAATTATTTAATTGTGAAATTGTTAGATTAATTGTAAGAGAGGACGATTAATATGGAGATAAAATTACCAAAATATGTTGAATTACTAATAAACATGTTAAATGAAAATGGTTATGCAGCATATGCAGTTGGTGGCGCTATTAGAGATTCTATATTAGGTATTGAACCAAAAGATTGGGATATAGCAACAAGTGCTTTACCTGCTGAAACAAAGAAACTATTTGAAGATAATAGTTTTCACAAGAGTGATATGGATATTTATTTTAAAGTTATTCCAACAGGAGAAAAATATGGCACTATGACTATTGAAGTTATAGAAAAATATAAATTAAATAAATATGAACATCTTGCAGGTATTTATGAAATAACCACATTTAGATATGATAGCGATTACACTGATGGTAGAAGACCAAATAATGTAACTTTTGGTGAATCTATTATAGATGATTTAGATAGAAGAGATTTTACTATGAATGCTATTGCTTATAACCCATTAGTAGGTATAGTAGACCCACATAATGGTGTTGAAGATATTAAAAATAAAATAGTTAAAGCAGTAGGAGACCCACAGGTTAGAATAAAAGAAGATGCTTTGAGAATTTTAAGGGGCATTAGATTTGCTTGTAAGTATAATTTTGAGTTAGAGAATGCAACAAGCAATGTTATAGCGGGTACTGGTAGTCTCTTAAAGAATGTATCAAAAGAAAGAATTACTGAAGAAGTTAAGAAGATATTAGAATATTCAAAAGGTAATTCTGAAACTTTAAATTCAACAATAGAAACACTAGCAGAGATATTTGAGATACCTCAAAACAAAGTAAGTAAATGGGGTAGTAACCAGGTCATCATAGATATAGATAATGACAACCCACCTATGTTAAAGTTGTATTCAATATTGAATAAGTATAAGTCAATGATAGATGCAGAAATTTGGATGAGGTTATATAAATATAGTAACCAACAAATCAAAGAGGTTATTAGCTATTATAAGATGTCAAAGTTTATGGAAGATGTTCAGCAACAAGATATTGTCCTAACAATCAAGCAACTATTCAATAAATTTGAACATGCATACGTATGCAAGTATTTGGGTATTTACACAAAAATAGAAGGAATAGATTTGTCAGAAATTACAAGTCAACCATATAGATTACAAGACTTGGCAATAGATGGGCACTTTCTTCAATCTACATTTGATATAAGTGGTGAGAAGATAGGTAAGGTTCTTAATTTCTTATTAGGCAAAGTTATGGAGAATTCCCAACTAAACACAATAGAAACTTTATCTGAAATTACAAGGAGATACTTAAATGGAGAAAATTAAGATATATGCTGATGGTGCTTGTAGAGGAAATCAATTTGCAGAAAACATAGGTGGTTATGGGATAGTGCTTCAGTACCAAGATCAATATAAAGAACTAAAAAATGCTTTTCGAAATACAACTAATAATAAAATGGAAATTTTATCTGTGATAGAAGGGTTAAAAGCATTAAAAGTATATGATATTCCTATTGAAGTATATTCAGATAGCCAATATGTAGTTAGTACAATTAATTTAAATTGGAATAAAAAAGCTAATTTAGATTTATGGGAAGAACTGTATACATATATAAATAAATTTAAAGATATTAGATTCATAAAAGTAAAAGGACACTCAGATAATGAATTTAATAACAGGGCAGATAAATTAGCAAATGAAGCTATGGATGCTTTAAAATAAAAGGAGAGAACAAATGATCTATAATAGCATTTATTTGAATAAAAAACATGAAAAAGTTTGTAAGGAATTCTATAAAAGGTTTGCTTACGGTGAACAATATTTAAGTTTGAATCATATTGGTGAAATAGAAGAGATGCCTAGAGATTATTATTGGCAAGAAAGAGAGGTATATAATATAATATTACCTTATATAAATTTACTTAAAAATAAAGGGGTAAAGGATAAAGATTTATATGGCAGATATGGATTTGTATCTCTAGTATATAACCTACAAGTAGCTTATAATAAAGTTAAAAATAATGCTTTAACAATTATAAATAGATATGCTTTCCCAACTGCTCTAATAGAAGATGGTTCAGTTGATATCGATAGCTTAGAAGAAGAGGGATTAGCTCCAGGGAAAATCTTAGTTTATAGACAAGGTGCTCAAAAACCAGATACTAGTCAGGATTTCTTAAAAACAGATATTTTATTTTCATTATCTACTTATGAAGAGCACCTGGAAACTGAAATGCGTAAAATGTATGATTTATTCTTAGAAGGATGGTATAAAAACAATGAGAAAATATAATAAAATTGAAGCAATTTATGCAAGAGATGAAGAAACTAAAAAGACTATAGATAAATATAGAAACCCAACTATAGAATTTTTAAAAGATTTAACTTGGCAATTTACTGAAAAAGTGGATGGTACTAATGTTAGAGTTCATTGGGATGGTCATAAAGTAACGTTTGGTGGAAGAACAGATAATGCATCAATGCCTGCATTTTTAGTAAATAGACTAAATGAATTATTCGGTGGTAATGCTAATGAAGAACTATTTGAACAAAAATTTGGTGAAATGGAAGTAACCTTATATGGTGAAGGATATGGACCTAAAATTCAATCAGGTGGAGCTTATAGAAATGATGTAGATTTTATTTTATTTGATGTTCAAATAGGAGATAATTATCAACCAAGAGAATCTGTAGAAGATATAGCGAATTACTTTAAATTAGATATTGTACCTATTTTATTTGAAGGTCCATTAAGTAGAGGGATCAACTATGTTAAAACAGAAAGAAGAAGTGCTATAGCAAAGAATGGGCACTTGATTGAAGGACTTGTTGCAAGACCTAAATTTGAATTGAAAGATAGATGCGGGAATAGAATTATTGTTAAAATAAAATATGAAGATTTAAAGGATATATTATAATATGAAACAGTTTATTAGAAATAAGACTTTTGAAACAAACTCAAGTTCTACTCATAGTTTAACTTTGGATAACCATAATAAAATAACAGATCTACTATATGAAGCTATAAACAAAATTGAAAGTATAGATAGTATGGATGAAGTATATGCAATTCTTGGATTAATGAAACGAGCAGAACGTTTATTACTAGATAATTTAGGAGATTATTAAATATGAAACAACTTATTAGAAATTCAACCTTTGAAACAAATAGCAGTTCAATGCATAGTTTAGTTATATCTAAGAAAGTTAAACCTTACTCAGTTAGTGATAAATCATTGCACTATTATGGCAATGATTTTGAACTATTTGGATGTTGTGATACTCATTCTTTTGGAAGAACACCTTTTGAAGTTTTATCTAGTCCAAAAGATAAACTAAGATATTATGTAGCACATTATGTAGGTTTCAAAAAAGAAAAAGAAAGGTTAAAAGAAGTTGAAGATCTTGTTTATGAGCTTACAGGATGTTCTAGGGAGAAAATAAAATTATATTGTGAAGAAGAATACCCTTGGAAAAAGAAACCAGAAAAATCTTATGGATATGCTGGTATAAATGACACAGGCGAAGATGTATTTGATTATATTGAAAAGAATAATATATCTTTGAGAGAATTTATCCTTGACCCTAGGTACACTGTTATTGTAGATGGTGATGAATACCAAGAGTTTAAAAAATTATTTAAAAAAGGTATTATTGATTTAGATAATATAGATTATATATCTAGTGGTAAGCATTTTTGGATTGATGATATTAAAACATTTAGTCTATATTACATTAATAGATTTGTAAATGATGATGTTTATAATGAATTTATGGAAGAGATAGATAATTATAATAATGAATTTATAAAATGTATTGAAATAGAAGATGAAGAGGATGTTGATATAAATCAATCAGCTATGATAACATTTGCATCAGTATTAGAATGTTTTAAGCATTTAACTTATGGCAGAAATATACCAATCAAACTTATTCTTAAAACTCATTCACTAGATGATTTTAAACCAATATTAAAATATATAAGTTTAGAAGTTGATAATTAATTATCAACTTTTTTATTTTTCTGTTAAAATTAGTTTACTTTTTAATCATAATCTTATATAATATTTATAATTAAAAGGAGTAGCTATGGTAGTAGTAAAAGAATCTTATAATATAAATAATGAATTAGAACTTAATATATGTTCTACTTTTCTGTATATTTTATATAAAGATAAGATAAACAAAGGTTTAGCAAATATCACATTTGAAAATAATATTTTATATTACAGGGAGATTGTATAATGAATAAAAAGTTAATATGTGTTACACCTAACAATAATAATAAGTTTTACAATATGACAGATCTCGGTGACGGTACTTTCGAAGTTGAATATGGAAGAGTTGGAGCTACAAGTGTAAAAACTTCTTACTCTATGTCTCAATGGGATAAAAAATACAATGAAAAAATAAAGAAAGGGTATGTTGATATAAGTGAATCTTTATCTCAAGACATTAAAAAAGCTTCTTTAAAGATAGATGATAAAGATGTTAAAGATTTAATTTCATTTCTTATGAGTTGTGCAAAACAGTCTATCAAATCAAATTATGAAGTATCACTGGACTCAATTTCAGATATTCAAATAAATAAAGTCCAAGAAATATTAGACGAGTTGAATGACTTGGATTTAACAAAATTACCTTATAATATTATAAATAACTATCTTCAAAAGGTGTATACAACTATACCAAGAAAAATGTATGATACAAGAGCTTTTTTCTTAAAACCTAATTACACTAAACAAGAATTTATAGAATTATTACAAGAAGAACAAAATAAACTCAACACACTTAAATCACAAGTTAATTTGAATACCCAATCTAATAAAATTGAAGATATAACATTAGAAACACTTGGGTTTGATTGTAGATTAGCAACGCAAGAAGAAAGAGAATTTATAGCTGCCAATACTGATTTTAGAGTTAATAATCAAAAAATATTTAGAGTTACAAATCATGAAACTGAGAAAGTATTTAATCCAGATAATCTTAAAACAAGACTTTTATATCATGGAAGTAGAAATGAGAATTATCTAAGCATTATGCAAACAGGGTTAAAAATTAGACCTAAGGGTGTTGTCTTAACAGGTTCGATGTTTGGTAATGGTATATATGCAGCTAATAAAGCAAGAAAAAGCATTGGTTATACATCATTAAGAGGTAGTTATTGGGCATCTGGCTCAAGTAATAAAGCTTATCTAACTATATTTGAATTTGCTACAGGTCAAGAATGGCGAATTTTAGATAATGAAAGTTATAAATCTTGGATGGGCAGGATTACTGAAGATCAAGTTAAATCACAAAAATGTAATTCAGTATTTGCTAGAGGTGGTGCTGATTTAAGAAACGATGAATATATTGTATATAATAGTAATCAATGTACTATTAGATATATAATTGAAATAAATAATTAAGGAGATATGATATTATGTTAATAGTTTTATTTTTAATTTCTGTAGGTATACTTATATCAGGTTTGTTAGTATATAAACTAACAGATTATGGAGATGAAAATCCATATAGTTATATAGGTATTATTTTAGGCATTCTTTTATCGCTTGGTGCTTTTGTAACACTTATAGTAGGTGGGATAACTATATCAGAAAGTAGTATTATTGATGATAAAATACAAATGTACACTGAGGAGAATACAAATATCGAAACAACTATCACAGCTACAGTAGAGAAATATCTTGAGCACGAATTAAACATATTTGATAGTTTACAAGGTGAAGACATACAAACGCTATTGGTAGTATACCCAGAAATTAATAGCAATGAGCTTGTTAAAGCACAAATAGAAGTGTTTATAGATAACAATAACAAAATAAAAGAATTAAAAGAACAAAAACTAAATATTCAAGTTTGGAAATTTTGGGTTTATTTTGGATAGGAGGAGAGAAAATGAGATCTATTTTAATTAGTATTAAACCTGAATGGGTTGAGAAAATATTTACCGGTAAGAAAATTCTTGAAATCAGAAAATCAATCCCAAAATGCAATCTGCCTTGTAAAGTTTATATTTATTGTACTCAATCTACTAAGTATGCTTTTTATCATATTAAAGATGAAAGATTCATGTTATATAAAGGTACTGGAAAGCAAGTAAATGGTAATTTGAGTTGCGGTACAAAATTAAATGGTAAAGTAGTTGCAGAATTTACATTGCATGATATTGAAACTATTGATAGAGATTATAATGATTGGCTACCAAAAAGAATGTATGATATAATGCCAAGTAATTAGAGGCATCTTG